GCCCTTGTTTTACTTATAAATATATTCATTCTTACCTGCTACACTATACTTATCACCAATATAATAATTCCAATATGCAATTACACTATCGTGATCTTTATATTCATCAGGCATACATTGTGGAGGTTGTTTAAAACCTCTCTTAGGTATTTTTGGAGGTAACTTATGCAACACGTCTTTACATTTTGTTATAACTAAATGCTCTTTATTATACCTGTTTTTGTACTCATTGCCGAGTGCTAACATGTGTATATACAACCATTCATAATGATCTGCTGATTGCCTAACCCACTTAGTACTTGGATGATTAAGATGCGCAACTCTATATGGTACATCATGGTTTCCATAGTAGTGATGCGCTGTACATAGCATTTGAGCTGACTCTAATACCATCTTTACTACATGTTTATTATACTGTCTTTCTGCCGCTTTGATAGGGCACTCATCTAAATAAAATATATTCATTTAATTTTCTTTATTTGTTTTATGTAACCTTTTGCCTCGGCATACTTGCCGTCTATATTCTTAAGATACTTATTCTGTACCCTTACGTAGTCTTTAAGACAGTCTTTATACGTCGCATATACATTATGCCCTCGATTTTTTCCTATGCTCAGAGGGGACGCAGAATTGCGTATACCAGCTAGGTTTTTATTCTCACGGCATATTGCAGATTTATAATGACCTGTCTCGATCTTGAACTGTGCAACAGCTACATTAGGTAATACACACCCAAGCTTAACTAGCTCTGCTGTGATCGCTGAGTCGTTTAGCTTTATATCCATGTCTTTAATGATCATAGTATCAATAGTATTAATAACTCTTGTCTTAATAATCCTATGTGGATCTCTATTGATTAAGCTGGCTATTGTCACAGTGCTTACGCCTAGCAATGCAAAGAAAGGTATTTTATAATCTATGCACTGCTTGGGTTTTAATGTATCTTTGTCTATTTTATATACTTTTTTCATATTTATCTATAAAGTATTTTGTAACTTCAGGTATATTCTTTTTGTAGTAAGGCTGCTCTGATATTACCCATTCTTTTACATCTTGTTTAGAATTAAACATCCACATAGCTGTTTCAAAAGTCATATTTAATTCGTCTATAAAATCTCCTACTGTCCAACCTTCCCATATTTCTTTGTTTCTATTCATAGTCGCGTAAGCATTTAAAGTGTGGATGTCTGTAGCTACCAGCTTTTGTGCGCTGGAAGTACGTAAATGTAGCTGTCTTGCCAATGTAGTCGTTTACATTTTTAAGCATTAGCTTTAGATGATCATGCGTATAGCCTTTACCTGGTGGGCAACCGAACTTTACGCCGTCGCTGTCCATCATGATGAACTTGCCTAGTGTACCTGTGCGTTTACCTTTGCCTGGTTCGTAGTCAATAATAGTAGCCTCAGTGTCAGAAAAGTCTTTCATCTTCATCAAGCCATAGGATCTACCGTGTTTGTACGGAGTATTTAGACGCAAGATAGAGCCTTCGTAGCCAAGTTCTAGGTTTTTCTTATGTAAGAACTTAGCGTGATTCATATCTTTAAGTTGCTTTGTTTCAACTAGTCTTACACCGAAGAACATCCATGCGTGCTCACCTAGAAATTTATTGATCATATTCATGCGATCTTCATATGGCTTATCTGTGCCATCAATGTAGTCGTAAATGTGATACTGAATCATTTCTTGAGCATCTGCTCTGTCTATGTCTGTTGGTTTTTGCTTGCGGACTAATGAAATAATTTTTTCGAAGTCTGCTTTTAGTCTGTGGTTGTAAAGCTCGCCATCGAGTATTGCGTCTGGATTTACATGGAAGAATATCTTTAGTGCATCTTCAAGATGCTGTACATTCATTAGTCGTTTACCTGTGCGCGTAAATGCGCCGTACTTGGTGAATAAACAACGTACGCCATCGAGTTTAGGTTGTAAGTAAACCTTCTCGTTCCAGTCAATGCGTGACTCGTCGAACTTATGTGCTAACATTGGTTTTATCATATTGTTTTATTTTATTATCGACTATCAGTCGTATTTTAATTGTTTAACTTTAATATTTGCATCTTTTAATAATTTAAATGCTTTCGTAGAACTGTGGTACTCTTCGTGGAATACTACACGTTTAATTCCCGCTTGAATGATTAACTTGGCACACTCGTTACACGGTGAAGTAGTAGTATACATAGTTGCACCGTCACTAGACATAGTGCTTCTAGCTACTTTAGTTATAGCGTTTGTCTCTGCGTGTAGCACGGTCCACTTTGATTTCATCTCGAATCCTTGTTCGTCTTCGCAACAGTTGTCCATGCCTGCTGGTGTACCATTGTAGCCAAAAGAAAGTATATTGTTATCTTTGACTATAATGGCACCAACTATTCTTCGTTTACATTTACTTAGCCCAGCTATTTGGTAGGCTACATTCATGTACGTCTCGTCTAATTTCTTTTTATTCGGCATTTTCTGAGTACCATTCAATCATTCTTTCTTTGACTTCTTCTTGATCTAGTATCTCTTGTGCTATGTCAAAAAACTTTTTGAAATATATCAACTCTGCAGTGCTAAAGTCATATAAATCACCATCATGTATTGCATACATACATTCTCTCATTGCTTTGGCCGTATTCTCAAAACGGCAATAACTCATATTTATCATATCTTTTTATTAATCTTTATAAATCATTACTGTGCCTGCGTCATACCATTCACTGTACCAACCACGCGCTTCCAACTGGTCTTCCCATGAATTTAATATACCAAGCGATCTGTTACCATAATCTTCAGCATAGTATGAATATATTTCTTTATCTTCATATTCATAACCGTGCTCGCCACTAACCCATATTCCACCTTTCATGTCTTCGCGGAACTCTTCGCTGGTTCTAACAGTTTTTATATACTGTTCTAACCACTTAATCATTTCGTCTCTATTCAGCTTGTTCATAGCCTTCCTCAATTAAATCTTGTTCAACTTCAGCTATCATATTATTATAGTATCTTTGGTATAGCCTTTCGATTTGATCTTGCAAGCCGTAATCACCCATATCATACTCATCTATGTAAATAGTCAAGCCATCAATTACTGCATCTTCTAGCTTAGAAAACCTTTCTGATTCATAATAGAAAACATCGTCACAGATACTTACGTTATTAACATCTTCAGTTGCTACGTATACACTATAACCATCAGCAGTTGTTTCTTCGTAGAACTTGATTTGCCCTTCCATGAAATCATGTGTGATTTCTGCTTCAAAATGATCTAAAACTGCAGATAATTGCTTATCTGTGTCTAGCTCGTTAATGTCTTTGATTTGTTTAGCTTCTAATCTTTGCAAGATTATTTCTTCTGTTATTTTATTTTTCATCATTTAGTTTTTCAAATAAGTTACCGCCATACATAAGATCCCAAGATGATACTTTAAATACATGCTCGTCAGAGAACGTGTAAAGATCTTGAACTTCTGAAATTGTTAGCTCACCAAAGTGTACTTTTTTGTTAAGTACCTTTTTAATTCTTCCGATAGAGTAGCCATAGGCTTCTTCGTTTTCGTCAAGCTTTTGCTTAACATTTGGTTTTAATCTTTCAAATAATGTCTTCATATATAATTTAATTTTTTATTTAATATCCTACTGTCATCGTATTTTGTTTGCAATTAACCTATATGGAAACTGCTTTGATCCGTTAACATAAACTCGCAGTCTTGCAATTTGTGACCTTGATCCTCTATAAATCTGTCGAAGCAGTCTATTCTGGTGAAGTCAAACTTAATTTCGCTTACATCATATCTGTATATGTACGCATCTTCATAGTCTAAAACCCAAAGAAATAAAGATATTTTATATTCTTCTTTTTTCTGTTCTGCTCTTTTCCATGCGTATTTAGTCATTTTTTCAACTTTCTTTAGAAAGTCTTTTGATTCTTCACTATGCTTACTCATAATAACTATCTATCCACGCTTCAAACTCCGATGCACTTGTGATGTTATCTACGTCATCTCCTAAAGGAAAAGGTTGTGTTAAGTCTTCACAGTAAGCTCGATCTTCATCAACTTGCCATGTGTAAACTGCTGCAAAACTATGATCTTCTTCAAAGTCATGTATAGATATAGAATAGTTTCTCTCATCTACTTCTACTTTATAAAAAGATCTTAGAAGCTTTGCTGCTTCTAGCTTTGTTTCTATTAATTTATTATCTACTTCCATTTTCTATTTTGCTTTATATATTCAACGGCATCTTCATTTACTATACTGTTTTTGTTATTTCTTACGTAATTACGCAAGATATAGCCACATAGATATTCTAAACGATGTTGCTCGTCAAATATTAGGAGTGGTTTTTTAACTTCGTGTAGTTCATGATTTTTCTTTAAATGGTTATACCATGCCTCTTTGCTTTTAAATCTTGTGTTTATATAGTAGTTTGCTGCATGTCTATTTGTAACTCTGCGTATATAACCTGACTCGTATATAGCAAAACGAATAGGTTCAGTGTGGCCTGAGTTATACATTTTCTTTTGCGGATACAAGAACATACGAGTGCCATTAGCTCTCTGTCTGCTTGTGGTAACTTCTGTTACGCCAATTGTTTTTAGTATTTCTAGTGGTTCTAAATTCATATTCAATTATATTATCGATTACTGTTCGTGTTTTTGTTGTTTATAAAACTATTAATTCACATAGATCTTCTCCCGTACCTTCCCCATTAAATGTTACTTCATAGTTAGGATCCATTCCACTAGTTACAATGTCATTAACTAGTTCATCTAGTGTGTTAAATTCTCTTGTGTAATAACTACAATCTATACTATACATATTTTATTTCTTTATGGTAAACGTTATTGTGTCGCAGAATTCTTTTAGTGTTACTTTAAATCTTTGCTCGCAAAATACTGTGCTATTAGTTTCTTTCTCTACTATTTGTATTAATTCATAAGGAGATAAACCAATTCCTATTTGTCTTTTGAATTCAAAAAACTCTACACCTGCATTAGCATACGTTTTAGCTCTAACTATGACTCTGTTTAGCTCTTCTCGTTGCTGTCTTTCTTGTGCATCTTTATTTATTCTTATTTCCATAATTAGTGGACGTGGCAGGAATCGAACCTGCGTTACAACACACTCGTACGTTTTTCGGTCGAGTTACAGCATCACACTCATGCTTGTGTTGACTTACCATTTCACGCCCATGTAGGTTATCTTAGGCAAGTGCCATAACCTTTGCGTTCGCCCATCTTGTTGATAGCGTCTGCTTGAGATTTAGGTAAGAATTGAAACTCATTACCTGTTTTGTGGTTTACTATTTGAACTGCTCCATAAGGCTCTGTAGTAGAACAGTTGACACATGTTGAATAGTTTAACTTAATTCTTACTGGATGTATAGCGTCCCCGCACTTACATATCTTCATTTCTTTTCTTTTGATTTGTTTTCTCTTATTTTCTTTGCAATCCACATACCATTCATGTAGATATTAGCTATTGTACCTTCTTCGTCTTGCACACCGATCTTGTATAAATCAATAGCGTCTTTAATGTCTCTGATAAATCTGTCAAAATGTTCGTCCATATTCGTAATTATTATCGATCACTATTCGTTTTTTCATTGTTTAACTCCTCATTGACTATGCTAGCTAACTCATAGTAGTTTACTTCAGCTAAAAAAGCTCTTGCATAGTCAGCCGCTAAGCTATTTACTTCATCAATATTTCCGTTATAGATTACTATGTCTTGAACTATTTCTTCTAAATAATCTGCAGTGATTTCATAATCACACTCAGAGAAATCAATTTCGCTTATGATCTCTAAGTTTACTCTCCACGTAGGATAGTTGGTGTATCCATTATATTTTTCTGTCATAGGTAGCGAGGGAGGAGTCGAACCTCCTTGCCATACGGCGGAACCAATTTCCTCGCTATCAACCCATGCCTCGACTAACTGGCTTCTTCGCGCTGGGTAGCACTCCTGTCTCGGTCAAGAGACGCGTTATATATCTAAGTGGTCTTCGACATTTACGTCAAACTCGTCGTTTAGTTTCTGCAATATAAACTTTGGTAGGCTCAATCATTTGTGGTGTTTCTAAATCCATTGGTAGGGTTACTCTAACCCATTCCAACATTTCTTGCATTGGTGTTTTCATTTCTATTTTGTTTTAAAGGTTAAAATAGAGTAAGGTGTGAGGACTTTCTTTATTCCAAACAATGGGTGGTTCTCCTCAAGCATTTGCAACTGCTCTTTACATATCATACCAACAAGTTTTGCCTTACTCATTTCTTTTTGTGTTATTTTACCCTTAATTTAAATGTTTTGATCTTGGGTTTATTTCTCTTCCCCCGACAATTTTCAACGCAAACTAGAATTATATCTTAAAGCATATAATTTAGAATTATCTAAGTCAATTATATCTTTTTACATATAGTTTGGTATATTTGAAGGAAATTATATCTCTATACATATAATGAAGGAGTTATCTCATTTGGTGGTATGTGGTGATTACAATATTTGTCATCAAGCCATTGTGATAAATGGCTCATTTAATTCCATTTTAGGGTTATAACTTTTATTCCAAAGCTCTACAAGATCCTTTGTCCAGCCGCCTTTACTTGCTACTCGATCTTCAATAATGTTACGCTGCCATACGCCTTGCTCGTATTTAGAGTGATCGTCACTCATCATATACCAACCGTCATGGTGATACATCATCTCTTCTACTGATAATTCTTCAAACTGTTCTAGTGTCATTTTCTATTTTTGTAATTAATTCTTCTAGTTCCATGATTTTAGCGTGCGCTCGACCACGAATGAACTCATTGTGACCGAAGTCAATTAACACTACTTCATTGTTTTCAATTTGCGTTAGCAAGCACTGCAATATCAAATCTATTTCTTTTGCTGTTAACTTCATATTACTTTACAAATATAAATATAATTGAGTGAATAATGAAGATAAGTCCCATAAATGCTGAAGTGAATAATGCTACTTCTTTAAATTCTTGTTTACTCATATTGTTTTGTTTATTATACTATCTATTACTATTCGTTTTTTGTTTGTTTCTCTCATGAAGAACTACATATAAAATTCTGTTTTCTTCATTGCTTAACTTACGATCGCCAAAATACTCTTGCTTTATTTCTTGCAATTGTTCTATTTTCTTGGCTTCATTCATTACTCTGTCCCAATTACTCATACAAATACTGTTAGTAAGAAGTGGGCGAATGCTAACACTCCGAAGACTGTTATAGTTAATAATACTGTTTCTTTTAAACTTTCTTTATTCATGTTTTTACTCATTTCATTTTTGCTACACCATCACCGATAACCTTTGCATAGTAGTCACCACCATGCAAATACTCGCCATCAACTAATACTGCGTTTTTACTTAAGTAAATTGTATCGCCTGCATTAAAGTTATAAGTATCTTCTGCTATTAATACAAACTTACCTTTACTGTTCTCTTGAACTGCTTGTGTATTCTCGCCAACAAACGCATACACATTCAGTAGTGATAAAAAGATCATTTTCATTTTTCTTGATTTTTTAAGATTTCAAACAAAGAATAACTATAATCAAAATTACCTTTTAAATACTCTGTGTGAAGCATTTGCCACGCTTCAATAATTTCATTTTCTTGAGCATACAAGTGTCCACTTGCAATCTGCTCTGCTGTCAATATACTCATAGAACTTCGTGCAGAATCGAACTGCATTGACTTGCCAAAGCGAAGTTTATTTACTGAACTTGATGTGAAGTTCAATTGCTTGCTCTTCACTCATAGCTTCGTAAAAGTTGCCTGTTGGGCGATCGTACTTGAACACTTCATATAATGCAAGACCTTCAGAGTCTGCACTACTAACTTGTTCTGCTGTATAGATATTCATAGAACTCTTGTGTAGAATCGAACTACATAACACTCACCAGAGAAGAGTTGAAGTTTGTAATGTGAATTACATTACTTCTGCATTTTGTAATGCACGTGGAATTGAAGTACTTGAAGTGTAACTTTTGTACTTTTCCCAACATGCAAGTTGAGTTAAGTTTTCTTTCATTAACTCGAAAGCTTTGTCATGATTGTACTCAAAAACTTTGCCATTTTTGAATTCAACTTTAATTACTGTGTTAGTGCCAACTAATGACTTTCTAATTACAAATCTTTTTGAAGTGATGTTTTTAGTTTCTTTACTCATAATATTTTATTTTTTAATGTTTTACTTATTTGTTAATACTATCGAATTGCTTTCGTTTTTTTGTTGTAAAAGTAGTAGTTTTGTTTATGTGAGAGAAATGTAGTATACTTACTGCGCTGCATGCTTTAGTGTGCACATAATAGTTTGCAGTATTTAAAGTAGTATTTATCATTTAACTTACACATATACTATCAAATGCACATCGTAAAAGTGTTGTAGCGATTAGCAATATAATGATCTAAAAATATATATTAATTAAAATGAAAACGTAAAAATATTTATATAAATTGCAAAAAATTAGGGGGCGGTGGGTTTTAAATATTGATTTTTATTTTACAAGAGAAGAACGGAGAGGTGGGGGCAACACAAACATTCTATATATCTAACCACAAATAAAAGTGTGACATTAGCCAGTTAGGATATACTAGTAAGGAGCTATTGTCACTGTTTTTAAACTACTGCTTTTCTATGTGATAATATAGGTGAATATGCCAAAGATACATACTTTAACTACAGACACAGAGATAACAGGAACTGATAAGTTGTTGGGATCAGATGGAGCCACAGGTGCGGGTAACGCAACGAAGAACTATTTGGTTAGTAGTTTAAAGACGTACATGCTCAATGATAGTAGTTTAGTTAGGACTACAGGAGATCAGACATTGGCAGGGATAAAAACATTTAGCAGTGGCATTGTAGGAAATATTACAGGAAATGTTACGGGTGATGTTACTGGCAGCGTAACGGGAAATGTTACTGGTAATTTAACAGGTGATGTTACAGGTGATGTCACAGGTAATGTAACAGGCGATTTGACAGGAGATGTAACTGGAGATGTAACAGGTAACTTAACTGGACCGGTTGTTGGTAATGTAACTGGTAACTTGACAGGTAACGTTACGGGTAATGTAACAGGAGATGTGACTGGTGATTTAACAGGTAATGCTGATACAGTGACTAATGGTGTATATACGACTGGTGATCAAACAATCGCTGGGTTTAAAACATTCTCCAGTGATGTTACATCGACAGGGTATTCATTCTCTACTACATTAGGCAAAGTTAAAGAAGCTAAGGTGACGGTTTCATCTGTAAATCTTACAGCATTAAATGGTGGAGGTAATTATACGTTGATCGCTGCGGCTGGTAGCAATAGGGCTATTATACCTATATCTATTACTATTAAGTCAGATCCAGGAGCTACGCAGTTTAACTTCAATCAAGACTTATACATCGGTATAGAAAACGAGGTTAGTTCAACTAGTGAAGATTACTTTGCATCGGTTGGAGCTAGCTTTATAAATAATGCAACAATTTTGTTTAGGCACTTTCCTTTTAGTAAAGCTGCGAACGAACATGTGAATATAAGAGTTAACGAACCATTAGTTCTTCACGCAACCAGTGGAGCTACTGTTACCGCAGGTGATGGTGAGTTAGTTGTCAACATCGTATATCGAGAGGTTGACTTCTCATAGAAACAATAATAACCAAATATATATAAACCAATGACGTACTATTATTACAAAACAAACACGATGCCTCAACAGGCACAACCAACAGAAGACCTAGTAAGAACGTGGAAACACCTTTCTGAAAAGAAGAACTGGAGAATTGTTCAACTACCTAATGGGTATTTTCAAACCGAGTACAAAGGCATTAACTGCGAGTGTGATCCAGATGGAGAATGCTGCGGTGATTGGCACGACGTAACACGACGCGAAACAATTGAATCAGCTGAGGCTGCAATTGATGGAAGCATCGACCATTACAAAAAGAAACTCGAGTTTTTAAAAGGACCTAAAGTAGTTAAGACATTCAAGTAAACAACCAATCAAATTTAAATTAAATGGAATATAATCAACCAAGCCAAATTGTCAAGGATTTAAACTTTGGCGATGCGGCTAAAACTAAAATCATGACTGGTGTCAGTAAGTTAACTGACGCAGTAAAATCGACACTCGGCGCTTCTGGTAAATGTGTTATTTATGAAGACGCCATGGGTAAACCGGTAATCACAAAAGATGGAGTAACCGTTGCGGAAAGCGTAGTCTTATATGATCCGGTTGAAAACATAGGTGCAACACTTATTAAAGAAGCAGCCAACAACACTGTGAGGGAAGCAGGTGACGGTACTACTACAGCTACCGTCCTTGCTCACTCATTGTTAAACAAAGTGTCAGATGAATATAATGAAAATAAAAGTATTAGAGAAATTAAAGAAGGTATTAAGTCTGGCCTGGAGAAAGTCAATAAATACCTTGAGGACAGCACTATCGAAGTGGGAAAAGAACTACTTCAGCATGTTAGTGCTATTAGTTGTAATAATGATCGTGAGCTTGGAGAAATTATTTCTGAAGCTTACTTGCAAGTAGGAACTGATGGTGTAGTAATGATGGAAGAGTCATCAACCAATGAGACGTATGTTGACGTAGTTGACGGTGTTCAAATTGATTGTGGCTTAAAATCAAACTACCTTATCACAGATAAAGACAAAGGCGTAGCTGAACTAGAAGATCCATACATCTTAATTAGTAAGTCACCGATCCCTAATATTCGTAAGATCCAAAATATCTTAGAGTATGTTATTAAGAAGGGTAAGGCTTTATTAATCGTAGGAAATCTAGAGCAACAACCTACT